AATGTATAAAGACTTTGCGGACTATGGATGGGATGTAGGTTCATATTGTCATAAAATATATGCTGGAAAAGAAAGAGTTACAGACTCACAAGTAATTATAACAACTTGGCAATCGATTTATAAACTTCCTCGTAAGTATTTTGATCGATTCTCAGTGGTTGTAGGAGATGAAGCACATCAATTTAAATCTAAATCATTAATATCAATAATGACTAAACTTGGAAATGCCAAGTATCGTTACGGATTTACAGGTACTCTTGATGGAACACAAACACATAAGTGGGTTCTAGAAGGTCTCTTCGGTCCTTCTTATAAAATTATTAAGACTGACGAGCTTATGAAGAAAGGTCATGTTGCGACGTTGGATATTAATGTGCTTCTATTGAAACACTCACCAAATAAATTTGAGACATTTGAGGATGAAATTCAGTATATTATTGGACATCAAAAAAGAAATAATTTTATTAAAAATCTTGCTCTTGATCTTAAAGGTAATACATTAATATTGTTTGCAAGAGTCGAAGGACACGGTGAACCACTTTACAACTTAATACTAAATAGTAATGTCTTAGAGCAACGTCAAGTATTTTTTGTACACGGTGGTGTTGCAACTGAAGATCGTGAAGAAATTAGATCAATTACAGAAAAAGAAACCAATGCTATTATTATTGCCTCTTACGGCACCTTCTCAACTGGAATTAACATTAAGAACCTTCATAATGTCATCTTTGCTTCGCCATCAAAATCACGAATACGAAACTTACAATCGATAGGTCGAGTACTTCGTAAGGGAAACAACAAAACAAAAGCAACTCTTTATGATATAGCTGATGATATCAGTTACAAATCAAGAAGAAACTACACACTCAATCACCTAATTGAAAGAATTAAAGTATATAATGAAGAGAACTTTAACTATGACATAGTAAACATACCACTCAAAAACTAATGGGAGACGAGTTTCACGCAGTATTAAAATTAGTGACAGGCGAAGAAGTCTTTGCCTTAGTTTCTGTCGATGAAAATGATGGGGATCCAATTATCATGCTTTCAAATCCTGTGATCATGAAAATTCTTTACGCTCCTGCAGGTCAATATGTAAAGGTTAGACCTTGGTTAGAACTCCCTACTGAAGATCTTTTCTTGTTAAAGTATGATAAAATAGTTACTATGTCAGAGATTAGTGATAGACGAATGATTCAATTCTATGAAAAGTATCTAAATGATGAAGATATAGATTTTGATATTGATGGTAAAGTATCTTTAAATGATAAAATGGGATTAGTCTCAACTGTTGAGGATGCTCGTAAAAACCTTGAAAAGATATTTAAGCTTAATAAAGATAAGCCTAATCATCCTTGAAACCCTACAAAGGGTATTGTACATATATTTTAGGGTATTGTCAAGTCCATTAAAAAATGTTATAATATCAGTATATTAAGTCAAGTATATGGCAAAGAAAAAATCAGAGCATTATGTTAACAATAAACAGTTACTAGAGGCATTGATTGTCTATAGGGAAAAAGTTGCTAATGCAAAGGAGAATGATTTACCCAAACCACGCATCACAAACTATCTTGGAGAGTGTTTTTTAAAGATAGCAACACATTTATCATACAAACCAAACTTTGTAAACTACATGTTCCGTGATGATATGATATCTGACGGAATTGAAAATTGTGTTCAGTATATTCATAATTTTAATCCAGAGAAGTCAAGGAATCCTTTTGCATACTTTACTCAAATTATTCATTATGCTTTCTTAAGAAGAATACAAAAAGAAAAGAAGCAATTAGAAATTAAAACAAAGATAATTGAAAAGACAGGATATGATGAAGTGATGGTTGTGGATGATAATTCACTTACAGGTAGTACATCAGAATATAATACAATTAAAGATAATATTCAATATAAGTCTTCCAATAGATGAAATTAGCAATTATCACAGATCAGCACTTCGGTGCAAGGAAAGGTGCTGAATATATTCATAATTATTTTAAGAAATTTTATGATGACATCTTTTTTCCATACTTAGAAAAAAATAAGATTGATACCATCATAGATATGGGCGATACATTTGATAATCGTCGTAATATTGACCTAGCATCCCTTGAATGGTCGAAGAAAGTCTATTATGATAGATTGCAGTCAATGGGTATTACTGTCCATACAATCGTTGGAAACCATACTGCATACTATAAAGATACTAATGAAATTAATACAGTAGACCTGTTATTAAAGGAATATGATAATGTAATTGTTTATTCAGAACCAACTGAAATTAATATTGATGGATTAGATATTTTATTACTTCCTTGGATTAACGAAGAAAATCATACACAAACAATGGAAATGATTGATAAATCAGTTTCTAAAGTTGTAATGGGTCATTTAGAGTTGAATGGATTTGTCGCAACTCGTGGTCATAGGATGGAAAATGGTATGGATATAGAGGTGTTTGATAAATTTGATATAGTATACTCAGGTCATTTTCATACTAGGTCTACTAATGGTAAAATATCTTATCTTGGTAATCCTTATGAAATGTTTTGGAATGATGTCAATGATCCTAGAGGATTTCATTTATTCGACACTAAAACAATTAAACATACTCCAATCAATAATCCATATCGTTTATTTTATAATATTTACTATGAAGATACAAATTATAAGTTATTCGATAGCCGAGAGTTTAAACACAAAATAGTCAAACTTATTGTAAAGAAGAAAACCGATCAAAAGCAATTTGAAAAATTTATAGATAAGTTATATAATTCTGGTATTCAAGATTTAAAAATTGTAGAAAATTATATTCTTCAAGAAAGTGAGGACTTTGAAGTAGAGGAAACTGAAAATACGATTGGTATATTGAATCGTTATATTGATGAATCTGAGTTTGAAGGAGATAAAACTCTTATCAAAGGAATTTTACAGCAAATATACAAGGAGGCTTGCGAGGTAGACTAATGTATCTTCTTACAATAAATCAAAAGCAAGACAATGGTGCATATGCGGTTCTTAATCGCTATGGAGAAAAGGTTCTTTTTATGTTTGAAGATGAAGATGATGCAGAGAGATATGCTATGATGATGAATACTGATGAGGAGGATGGAGATTTGAGTGTAATAGAAGTTGATGATGCACTTGCCATAATGACATGTAAGAGGTATAATTATAAGTATGCTGTGATTACCCCTAATGATATCGTGATTCCACCAACAAATGATAACGTTTCAAAAGATTAAATGGAAAAATTTTCTCTCAACAGGGGATCACTTTTCAGAAATTGACTTTACTAAAAATGGAACTAACCTTATTGTAGGAACAAATGGCACAGGTAAATCAACTGTGTTAGATGCTCTCACTTTTAGTTTGTTCAATAAACCTTTTCGTAAAATAACCAAATCTCAATTAGTGAACGCTACAAATGAGAAAGATTGTTTAGTAGAAGTTGAGTTTGATATTAATGGGAAACAATATTTGGTTAGAAGATCAATTAAACCAAATCTTTTTGAAATAGAAGTTGATGGGCAGAAAATGCATAAGCAATCAGATGATCGTGCGATGCAAAAGATATTGGAGGAGAATATATTAAAGGTTAATTATAAATCATTTACTCAAATAGTTATACTTGGCAGTAGTGCTTTTGTACCTTTTATGCAACTATCAGGTTCAAATCGAAGAGATGTAATTGAAGATTTATTGGATATACGTATTTTTTCTGCAATGAATTCAATTATTAGAGATAAGATAAGAAAACAGAAGGAAGAAATACAGGTATTAGACTTGAAGAAAGATAATGTGAAAGATAAATTACAGATGCAAAACAATTTTATTGAGGAGTTGGATAATCGTGGAAAAGAAAGTATCAAGGGAAAAAAAGAAAAAATTATTAATTTGATGGATGAATCTGAAACATATTCAACCACTATCGAACAGTTACAGAATGATGTTTATGAGGTTACTAAAAAACAAGAGAAGGTGACAGGATCAAATAAAAAATTACGGTCTCTTAACAATCTAAAAGGTAAATTATCTAATAAAGTAGCAACCATTACTAAGGAACATAAGT